TGGCGCTCAGATTCTGTATAGATCACTACCTTCGATCCGGCGCGATGCCGGTGAGCGTTCGAGCGATTCGAGCAGGAAGGCCCCACCATGGCACCGATCCCGAAGCGGGAGAACCAGCGACGCCACCGCGTCCCCTCCCCACCGACCGACCAGGCCCCCGCCGGCAAGGTGACGATCCCCGCCACCCCGCGGGACTGGCACCCGCTGGCCAAGGAGATGTTCAACGCCCTGAAGGTGTCCGGACAGGCGGCGTTCTACGAGCAGAGCGACTGGGCCTTCGCCAAGGTGACCTGCGCCCGGATGTCACAGCTGCTGATCGAGGGCTCGACCTCGGGCAGCGCCTGGAGCCCGGTCGACGCCGGCCTGGCCCGGCTGATGGCCACCGAAGGTGACCGGCGCAGGCTGCGCCTCGAGCTGGTCCGGCAGGACATCGCCGCCGAGCAGGCCGAGCGCCGCGCCGGCGGTCCTCGGCGGCTGAAGGCCGTCGATGTCCAGGCGAGCTGACGGCTGGCGCGGTCCGACCGAGCCCGGCGAGTTCCCCACCCTCGGCTTCCAGGTCATCGACTGGATCGAGGCGCACTGCGTGATCCCGGACGGGGCGGACATGGGCCGCCCGTTCATCCTCACCGATGAGCAGTACCGGTTCGTCCTGCAGCACTACCGGCTTCACCCGGACGCCCGCCACGACCGTAAGCGCCCCTCGGCCGGGTTCGTGTTCCGCCGCTCGATGCTGGTCCGCCCGCAGAAGTGGGGCAAGGGCCCGCTGTCGGCGGCGCTGATCTGCGCCGAGGCCGCAGGCCCGGTGCTGTTCGACGGCTGGGATGCCGACGGCGAGCCGGTGGGCAGGCCCTGGCCGACCCCCTGGATCCAGATCGCCGCCTCGAGCGAGGACCAGACCGCGAACGTCTACCGGGCGCTGCTGCCGATGATCCAGCAGGGACCGCTGACCTCGGTGATCCCTGACACCGGCCTGACCCGGATCAACCTGCCCGGCGGCGGGTTCATCGAGCCTGTCACCGCCGAGGGCCGGTCCCGACTGGGCCAGCGCATCACCTTCGCGGTCCACGATGAGCCGCACTCCTGGCTGAAGTCCAATGGTGGCTGGCAGCTGGCCGACACCCAGCGGCGCAACCTGGCCGGTATGGGTGGGCGCAGCGTGGCCACCACCAACGCCTGGGACCCGGCCGAGAACTCCGACGCCCAGCGCACCTTCGAGGCCGCCGGCCCGGACGTGCTGGTGGACTATCCGAACCCGCCCACCGGGTCGTTTCGCAACAAGCGCGAGCGGGCCAAGGTGCTGCGGTTCGTCTACGGCGATTCCAGCGTGGACCGCGGCGGCTGGGTGGACCTGGACCGCATCGAGGCCGAGGTGGAGGAGCTGGCCGGCAAGGGCGACCTGGCCCAGGCCGAGCGCTTCTACGGAAACCGGGTGGTGGCCACCTCGGACGCCTACTTCGACGCTGAACTGTGGGAGGCCGCCGCCGACCCGCAGCAGGTGCCGGACGGGGCGATGGTGGCGCTGGGCTTCGACGGGTCGATGTATGACGACTGGACGGCGATCCGGGCCCGCTGGATCGACGGCGAGGCCCTCTACGGGTTCACGCCCACGTTCGCCGACGACACCGCCACGGTGTGGAATCCTGCCGACTTCGGCGGGGAGATCCCCCGTGGCGAGGTCCAGGCCGCGGTGGCCGAGCTGTTCGAGCGCTTCCAGGTGGTCCGGTTCTACCTGGACCCGGAGCTGTGGCAGTCGGAGATCGACGAGTGGGCCGCCCGCTACGGTCCCAAGGTCGTGGTGCAGTGGCCCACCTACCGCACCCGCCAGATGGCCGCGGCACTGGAGCGGCTGAAGACCGATGTGGCCGCCGGCAACCTGACCCACGACGCCGATCCGGTGATGCTGACCCACGTGCGCAACGCCCGCAGGGTGCGCCGCTCGGGCGGGATCGTGATCGGCAAACCGAACGACCACCAGAAGATCGACCTGGCGATGGCTGACGCGCTGGCCCACGAGGCCGCGTGCGACGCCCGCACCGCCGGGCTGACCAAACCGACCCAACCCGCCCGGGTTCTGGTCCTGTAACCGCTTGCGAAGGAGGCTGTCCCGTGGCGGAAGTCGACCTCGCCGAGAAGTTGTCCGAGCGTCTGCAGCAGGCTGTGCCGGACCTCGAGAAGCTCAACCGGTACTACGAGGGGGCCCAGCCCCTGTCGTACATGCACCCGGAGCTGCTCCGGGAGTTGCAGGGCCGGGTGCGGCAACTGGTGATCAACTGGCCGCGGCTGGTGGTGGACTCCCTCGAGGAGCGCCTGGACGTGGAGGGATTCCGGCTCGGCGACGATGTCGACGAGCGGATGTGGCAGTGGTGGCAGGCGAACAGCCTGGACCTGGCCAGCCAGCAGGCCCACGGGGAGGCCCTGGCGATGCGCCGATCGTTCGCGATCGTCGGCTCGAACCCCGACGACCCGGGCACACCGCTGGTGACCGTGGAGTCCCCGCTGCAGGTGATCGCCCGCCGGGATCCCGCCACCCGCCGGGTGGAGGCCGCGGCGAAGGTGTGGTCCGATGACGACGACGTCGAGCACGTGACGCTGTACCTGCCGGATGTCACGATCTGGTTCCAGACCGTGGTGGAGTCGGGTCGGCTGGCCGAGGTGGACCGCGACGAGCACCGGCTGGGCCGGGTGCCGGTCGTCCCGATCGTGAACCGTGGCCGGATCCTGCAGGCCGACGGGGTGTCCGAGCTGGCAGACGTGATCCCGATCAGCGATGCGGCGTGCAAGATCGCCACCGACATGATGATCGGCGCGGACTTCAACGCCATCCCCCGCACGATCGCCATGGGCATGACCGAGCAGGACTTCACCGACCGCGACGGTAACCCGGTGAGCAAGTGGGAGAAGATCGCCGGGCGGATCTGGGCGGTGACGTCCCCGCCGGGCGAGGCCGAGGTCAAGCAACTGGCGGCCGCGGACCTGCGCAACTTTCACGACACGATCAACACCCTTGCCCGCCTGGTCGCCTCGATCGCCGGGCTGCCGCCGCACTACTTCGGGTGGTCGGACGCCAACCCGGCCAGCGCCGATGCGATCCGCAGCGCGGAGACCCGGCTGGTCAAGCGCGCCGAGCGCCGCCAGCGTGGCTTCGGTGAGGCCTGGGAGGAGGTCATGCGACTGTGCTTCCTGGTCGCCGACGGCGAACTCCCGGCCAACGCCGCGCGCATGGAGACGGTCTGGCGCGACCCTGCCACCCCGACCACGGCAGCGGCGGCCGACGCCCTGGCCAAGCTGAAGGACTCCCTGGAGATCCCGGCGCAGGCGCTGTGGGAGAAGGTCCCCGGGGTCACGCAGGAGGAGGTGCGCCGCTGGAAGGCGGCCGCCGAGGCCGAGCGCAACGCCGAGGCCCGCGCCCAGGCCACCGCCTTCGGCCTGGACGTGGTGGACCGTGGCGACGGCGTCGCGTGAGAAGGTCCTAGCCGACTACTGCCAGGACCTGGCGGCCTGGGCGTCCGGGGAGACTGTGCGGCTGTGGCGCCAGATGGACCCCGACGACATCAAGGCCTCGTGGGCACGGATCGCCCCGGCGGTGGCCGAGGTCCACAAGGCCCTGGTGATCCAGGCCCTGACCGCGATCGATAATCACATGTTCGCGCTGGCCGCAGACGCCGGCTTCGCCTACGAGGTGACCTGGGAGCAGGACTACCCGGACCGCCCCGAGCAGGTCTACTGGGGCCAGCCGTCGAAGGCGGCGCTGAACCGGGCCCCGGTGGTGGTGCTGTCGCAGATCGCCCGCGGCGAGCCTGTCGACGTGGCGATGGTGGCCGGCCTGAACTACCTGCTGAGCATCGTGGGCACCGAGGCCCACCAGCTGCAGCGCACGGTCCTGCTGGAAAGGATGCTGCGGCAATGAGCTTCGCGGCGTGGCGGCGGGTGCCGGAGGCAGGGGCGTGCGACTTCTGCCTGATGCTGGCCACCCGTGGGGCGGTGTACCGCACCGCGCAGACCGCCGGGGATGGCAACGACTACCACCGCCACTGTCGCTGCGATGCCGCGCTGGAGACCGACTTCAACGCCCGCGAGGACGTCTACATCGACCCGGCGGACGCCAATCGGAAGATCGCCTTCCGCAACCAGAAGACCAAGCGCACCTACCGCTACGACCTGAGCAAGTACAAGCTGCGCAACCCCCCGGAGGTCCCGGCCCAGGCGCCGGTGACCGCCAAGCGCGGCGCCGATGCCGTTGACAACGTGCTCGAATACGTGGACGACCTCCCGCGCACAAGTGAAGAAACACTCGCCGAGGCGATCACCAAGACCAACCCGCTCTACGAGACCGGCGAAGCGGAGTGGCGCAACAACTGCACCAGGTGCGTGGTGGCCGCTGAGATGCGTGCCCGTGGCTACCAGGTAGTGGCAGGAGCGCGATCCACTGGCGACTACTCGCAGCGCATTCTGAATGAGGTCTTTGACAACATCTACCTTCGGCGCTTCAACTCGCCGAGCGGAGGCCGACTGGCCACGGTGCTGCGTGAGATCGCCGAGGACTTCGACGGCAAGATCGACAAGTCGATCACCGCACGTCTGTGGATTCGGTGGAGCTGGAAGGGCCAGAAGTCGGGCCATATCGTCATGGGTGAGATCCGCAAGGGCAAGCTGACGATCTACGACCCGCAGACTGGCAAGGTCCACGCCGCGAAGGACTTCGCCGGGCAGATCACCGATGTGCGGTATGCCCGCGTTGATGATCTTCCGTTGAGCGAGTCCGGCGCGCTAGAATATGTTACAGGAGCGTGATCATCATGCTGACCGCCGAACAAGCCATTGCGGCCGCTGAGACCAACGCCGGCCCTGAGGCCGTCGTGGATCAGGCCTGGCTCGGCACTTCGCAGGTCGTCGCTCTGTTCGCTGCCGCTTCCGGCGCTGATGACTTCGATGGCCAGGGTCCCACCGTGGTCGACCTGACCACCGGCCAGATGACCTACCCGGGCAGTGCTGTCAACCCGGCCAGCCTGCTCGAGGGCAAGATCCGCATCCGCTGAACCTGCCCGCACCTAGCCCCTCGTGACGCACGGGGGGCTTCGTCATGTAGACCCCCCGACCGCGCGAGGCGGCCGGGTCAACCCACCGCGATGGAGGGATCCCACCATGTCCGAAACGATCACCGAGACCGGCACGGAAACGACGCAGCCCGCTGCAGCGGCTACGGCT